GGAACTGAAGGTGGTGAAGAAGGTGGTGAAGAAGGTGAAGAAGTTGAGGATGAATTTGGTACTGCATCAGAATTTAGTGCAGCTGACGAATTAGAGGGGGATGACGAGGATGTGGAAGAAATAGACGTAACAGATATTGTTATGAAATCTGATGAAGCTAAAGATATGTCACAGCAGGCAGTATCCATAGGACAAGAAAATAGTGAATATTTAAAATCATTAACAGATAAATTAACCAACCTTGAGGCTCAATTAGTAAAGATGGACACCATAGCTTCAAAAATAGGTAAAATAGAACAAGACATTAAAACACCAGAAGAAAAATTAGAGTTACGTTCTTTAGATAGTTATCCATTTAATATAAACCTTTCAGATTACTGGAATGATAAGGCTTCGGAGGATGACAATTATAGTATATCTACAGGTGTATCTGTGAAAGATAGTGATAAAAAAGAATATGTTTTAGATAAAGAAATTATAGATAAAGATTACGATGAAATGGATATAAAAAATTCATTCAATCCATCATAAAACCACACCCCAAACTGTGGAATGGAGTTAGAATTTGATATTTTAGCTCCATTTTTTATTTACAAATAGTAGGATTTTTTTATTGTTATAGTAATTAATTTATGTTAAAACTAAAAAAATAAAAAAAAATTATGGGTGTACTAGACGCAATCAAAGCTCAATACGAAAAAAACAAACAAAACAACACAACATCTTCATTTGAGCAGGATTTTAGCAAATATTTTGCTGTAAGACTAGAAGATGGTGAAACTAACGGCGAATTAACAATTAGGTTAATGCCACCAAATAAAGGTAGTGATACACCATTTGAAGAAGGTCATTGGCATTCCATACAAGTGGCCGGTAAATGGAAAAAACTTTATTGTAGAAAACATAACGATGATGAAAGATGTCCACTTTGTGAAGTAGAAAGAGACCTTAAGGAAACTGGTAGTGACGAAGATAAAAAATTATCTAGACAATTTAAGGCAAAGAAATTTTATTTGGTCAGACTTATTAATAGAGATAAAGAGGGTGACGGCGTTAAGTTTTGGAGATTTCCTCATAACTATAAGGGTGAGGGAGCATTGGATAAAATGATTCCAATCTTTACAAAAAAAGGTGACATAACAAACCCAAGGGAAGGTAGAGACCTAGTAATTATTTTAGGTAGAGACGATAGAAACTATACAAAAATAACTTCTATTATGGCTGAAGACCAAAATGTCTTAACAGACCCCAAGTCAGAACAAGCTAAAACATGGATGAGTGATGAAACAGTATGGAAAGATGTTTATTCAGCACCACCAATTGAGTACTTGGAGTTAATCGCCGATGGTGAAACGCCACTTTGGGACAAAAACTTAGGTAAATTTATTGCTAAAGGTGATACTACTGAGAGTGAATATTCTGTGAAAAAAAATGTACCAGTTCACACTGAAGAGAGTGACGAAGAACCATTTTAATTAAAATCATTATGACCAAGAAGGGTATTAAGAAAAAAGAGTTTTCTATGGAAGCTCTAAAGGATAGGTTTAGCACTAAAACCAAGTACAAATCAGATAGATTTATGGATTTAGGTGAGGCTTTTCAAAAAGCAACTGGACTTCCTGGGCCCTCAATGGGTCATCTTAATGTTTTTCTTGGTCATTCTGACACTGGTAAAACAACAGCTTTAATAAAGTCCGCGATGTGGTGTCAAAAAAACAATGTATTACCTGTTTTTATTATAACTGAAAAAAAGTGGAGTTTTAAACATACTCAAATAATGGGGTTTGATGCAACTGAAGTTGGCCCCGAAGATTGGGATGGATTTTATCTATTTAAGGATGATTTTGATTATATAGAACAAGCAACAGATTATATTAATGAGATATTGGATTCACAAGCAAAAGGAGAGATACCATATAATATAGCTTTCTTTTGGGATTCTATTGGTTCGATACCTTGTAAAATGACTTTTGATGGTAAAGGTGGTAAAATGCATAACGCGTCAGTTTTGGCTGATAAAGTTGGTATGGGATTAAATGGTAGAATTACAGGTTCTAGAAAGGAAACGAGTGAGTATACGAACACAATTGTCTTTGTGAACCAACCATGGGTCGAGCTACCAGATAACCCATTTGGGCAACCTAAAATCAAGATGAAGGGTGGTGAGGCAATATATCTTAACAGCACACTCATTTTTCTATTTGGAAATCAAAAAAATGCGGGAATAAGTAAATTAAATGCTGTTAAGGGTGGTAGAAAGATTAATTTCGCCACAAGAACAAAAATATCAATACTAAAAAACCACGTTAACGGTATTGGATATCAAGATGGTAAAATTGTGGTTACACCACACGATTTTATTGAAGATGATAAAAAATACATAGACAAGTATAAAGATGAGTATTCTGATTATTGGATGGATATGTTCATCAAGGGGGGGTTAGAAGAGGTTAAAGAAGGTGATGAAGAATTTGATGTTGAAGTTAGTAAAGAACAAATAGAGGGGTTAGTTTAAAATGAAAGTTAATTACGAAAAATTATTGGAATTAAATAGAGAGGCTTTAACAGATAAGGGTGACCAGTTAACCGCCTTTTTTAATATACAAATGGGGGTGGAAAGATATCTTCAAGATGAGTTAACCGAACTACATAAAGATTTCCTTCTTCAGGTTGGTGTTTTAGAACTTACAGAAGAAGATATGGCTAGAGAAAAGATTGTTGGACCTTTTAATTTTAGCCAGAATGGGCCTCAAGAAGACTAAAAAACAAAATACAAGAACTTTATTGGTTGATGGTAATGTTTTAATGAAACGTTCTTATAACGGTGCTAAGAATGTTTATTATAAAGAAACCCATATTGGTGGTATTTTTGCTTTTTATAGTATACTACGTAAACTTATTGTTGAACACAAAATAAATAAGGTTGTTGTTATGTGGGATGGTGAACGTAGTGGTACTTTAAGACTTGATTATTATCCTGAATATAAGGGTAATAGAGCTAAATATTTTGATGAATCATATGAATTTCAAAAGATAAGAGTTAAACAATATGCTGAAGACCTTTTTATTAGACAATATGAACATATCGATGTAGAGTCAGACGATTTAATGGCGTATTATTGTTTAAATAAAAATAAAAATGAAGATATAATAATTTATACAAATGACCATGATATTTGTCAATTAATTAATGAAGACATATCAATTTATTTGGCAGATAAAAAGGCTATTGTGGGTACTGGTAATTATGGTTGGTATTTTAAACACCATTATAAAAATGCTGGACTAATTAAAATAATAGAAGGGTGTCAAAGTGACCATATAAAGGGCGTTATTGGTGTAACAGAAAACACACTTATATTACACTTTCCTGAATTAAAAGAAAAGGAAGTAACACTTAATGAAATAATAGAAAAAAGTAAGACACTTCAAAAGGAAAGAGGCAAAAAACCATTAAAGATTTTCGATAATATAATAGAGGGGAAATCTAATGGAACACATCGGGGGCCGATGTATGAAATAAATAATAAAATAATAAATCTAAAACAACCATTATTAACTAATGAGGCTTTAGAAAATGTATTAAATTTAATAAGTTTACCCATAGACCCTGAAGGTAGAAATCAAAAAAATGTTTTAAAAATGATGATAGAAGATGGTGTTATTTACGCCATACCTGGTGGAGAAAACGGTTACATAGGGTTTATGGAACCATATATTAAGTTATCTAAAAAAGAAAAATTAAAATTTAAAAATTATAAAATATGAAAAAATTTGAATTCATACTATACATTAATGGGAATATAATCTGTCAAAGGTTTTTTTCTGTAAAAAAATATAACCCAAAAGTTATTAGGTCATTAGAACTGGTTGAGTGTTTAAACTACGTAGTTAGTTTGATAGAAAACGACTTAAAATTAAAATCTATGGACTATCTATATAGTCAATATAATCAGTATAAAATACAAAAAACTGAAGACGTGGTTGTGGAAAATATATATGAAAATGAGGATGTCTTTGATTTTGAAATTAGGATAGACGATAAACCAATTGCCACAAAAAGATTTAGTGGAAATGTTTACCCTCAGAGAGTTAGATATTCTGTTGATATTAGACGTTTAATTAATAAAATCATAACAGATATACAAAACATGTTTTCTTATGAAAATATTACTGTGGAATATTGCGGAATCACGCTATGAAACATTATTTATTAATATATAAAATACGTAAAAAAGTATGAACAAAAAAATAACTTTAGGGTATTTAGGTTATAAGTTTCAAACAAGCTTGATAAACCAAATATTACACCCAGCAAATAAAAAATTTTCAGATAGGATTATAGATATAATTCACGCAAAATATTTTGATAATGAATATTTTAGGTTAATAGTGATGAATATAAAAGACTATTATGAAAGATTTGAAAAGGTACCGGCGTGGGATACTTTGGAGACAATATTAAGAATGGAAATAAAGGATAAAGTAACTTTAGATTATGTTTTTGATATAACAAAAGAAATAAGAGAATTAACGGTAGAAGACTGGGGATTTATACAAGAAAAGTCTTTAAATTTTTGTAGACAACAAGAGTTAAAAAAGGCTAATAATAAGATTAACACAATAATAACTAATGGTGAGTTTGATAATTATGAGGCCTGTGCTGAAATATTAAGAGAAGCCTTATCTGTTGGAGCAGAAAAAGATGATGGGATATCCATATCAAATGATTTTGAAAAAGTGTTGGAAAAAGATTTTAGACACCCAGTCCCTACTGGAATAAGTGGCATAGATGAACTTACTGATGGTGGACTATCAAGGGGTGAACTTGGGGTTGTGTTAGCACCATATGGTATTGGTAAGACCACAATTTTAACCAAATTTGCTAACACTGCTTATAATGTTGGGTATAATGTTTTACAAATTGTTTTTGAAGACCTTGAGGATGTTATTAGAAGAAAACATGCGTCTTGTTGGTCAGGTATAGAGTTAAATGAATTATCAGATAGAAAAGAAGAGGTTTTAGAGTGTGTTAGGGAAAAAACAAATGGAAAGGAAAACGATTTAATTATTAAAAAATTTTCATCAGAGGGCATAACTGTTAATAATATCAAATCATATGTTAGACATTTAATAAACACTGGATTTAAACCAGATGTAATTATATTGGATTATATAGATTGTGTTGACTCTGGTAGAAAATATAATGATGAATGGGGTGGTGAGGGTAATGTTATGAGAGCTTTTGAATCAATGTTATCTGAATATAATATGGTAGGATGGACAGCAGTACAAGGAAATAGAAGTTCGATATCATCAGATGTTGTCACAGGAGACCAAATGGGGGGTTCAATTAAGAAGGCACAAATAGGACATTTTATTATGTCAGTGGCCAGAACTTTACCACAGAAAGAAAATGATAGAGCCACAATAGCTATATTAAAATCTAGATTTGGTAAAGACGGTGTTATATTTGAAGACTGTACATTTAATAACGGTAAAGTATACATAGATACAAAGACTTCAGAAACTTTTCTTGGGTACGAAAGAAAATCTGAAGACAAAAAAGAGGAGAAGGCTCGTGAA